CGGTGGTGTTAAGGACTATGAACTAACCATTCCCCAGATTGAGATGATGGAGTTTTGGATTAAAGAAACTACAGCAGCAACAAAAGCTGCTGTCAGCCCCTAGAAATGAAGAAGGACGACCTCGTTGCCGGGGCCGTCCTTTTTTATTGTTTATCTTAAGTAACCGCAGAGAGAATTCTGTTAGCTTCAACAAAGAATGCAGCCGTCTTAGGGTGCTTTCTGTCAAACTCTGCCACTAATGCAGCCTCGTCGTATGTACCAGCAGCCTTGGCTTTGTGATCTTCAACCACCGACTCAAGAAACTTACGAGTTTGAAGTCTGTACATGAGACCTAGCTCTTCACACTCAAGTAACCAAGCCACTACATTCGGGCTTAGAAACTCTTTAACAGGTATCTTTAGTTTCTTAGCTCTAGGTATAATCTCGTTGATGACAAAAATAGCAATCTTGTTGTTATCCATAAGCACAACTACTTCTTAGCCACCTCTCAAACTCACTTTCTAAAGAAGCCGGTAAAGTCTTTCTTGATTCCTCACTAGAAAGTTGCTCCTTAAGAATTGTAGCGTAGTGGATAACTTTCTCGACATCCTCGATACCACCCTTAAGGTGATACCTAGTGATGTATTTGATGATGTTACCCTCAATGAAATTAAGTTTGTTTGCAAGAATGTATTCAAGAGGTTGGATAGCCATATCTTTGTAATGGCCACCCCCCACTTGCGTATCTAATGCACTCATTCCCTACTCCTGTTTAATCATTGCTTGGTAGCAGAGTTTAGGTGTTGTCAGCACAACTAGACCCCCTTGTGGGGTCCAGCCTTTTTCGATCCAGACGTTAACTTGCTCTACTAAAGAGTACAACTCTTGCGCCCAAATTACTGTGTACTTCATGTTATATCCACAGACTTATACATCAACTATTTCACAATCCCCGACACAAGCAAATGTTTGACTTGATTTTGTATTATCTTCTTTCTCGTAATCCGACAGTTTTTCCCAATCAATCTTGTAAGGCATCAACTTGAGAAGCTCTTCATACTCTCTCTGCCCAACCTCTTGGTAAGGAGCCTGTTGGTAAGTGTGGTCAGAGTGGGGAAGGAAACTAACTCCACTCACTTCGTCAAAGTGTTTGTACACCCAAGCCCCAACCTCCATCCACTCATGATCCCGGACAGTCACTGTGATCGAGGGTTTATGTTCACACCAATGCTGTTGGTACAGCAGCCACAACTCTAGTTGTTGAATGGCTGTCATGTCGTTACGAGTTACAGCACCCACAGGAGATTTCATAGGGAAGCTAAAGACTGTTGTATTGGCAGGTTTCATTACGTCAGGTTCATTAGGTACTCCCTGATCTTTCATGAATTGCGTAAGAGGGTCTTTGTTGTCCCCACGTACAGTGCGGATGTAATACTCACTATGACGAGCATGAATACCGCTAGCACTATCTACAAGCTGGCTAACTGTACCAGAGGGCTTTACGGTAGTCACAGCAACAGATCGGGCAATACCCAACTTGTCAGCCCACTCTACATTTGTGTCTATAGCAACCTTCTTTAGTTGCCATAAAATTTCAGGTAAAGTTTTGTTGTCAAAGTCTTCGTGAACCCACTGCCCAGAGAGAACAGGATTATCCATAATTCCAGTGAGGGAGACACCAAGCAGACGTTCTTCTTCTGTATTGTCTTTCCACACCTTACGAAGGTAGGGGAAGTGAGTGTAGGTAGATTGAATTGTACCAAGGATAGACGCGAGCCTAATTTTCTCTTTAAGAGTTTCAAGAGTGTCTTCCTTACGGACAACTACCTCGGTCAGGTTGCAGAATTGATTGGGGCGAAGGATAATTTCTGCACAGGGATTAACACCAAACTCGTAATCTGTTTTACGTCGTCCGTTACGAGCAGCTTGTTTCTTGAGGGCAACTCGATTAACAATACCCCGCTCCCCACTCTTACTTGCAACGAGGGAAGTCCACTCACGAAGGAATGTCTCAATCTCTGGACGCTCTGTGTACGCCACAGAGTTATTAGACAATGCTCGTTGTGGGTTATTCTCCCACCATTGTCCGCTCTTTGCATATCGTAGACGATCATCCGAGAGGTTGCTAAGGCTAATCATAGCAGAGCGACGTACTCCACCAACTACAACCACTTCACCAATCTTACACATGATGTCATGGCATTCCACAGAAGACAGTTTTCGACCTTGTGCTTCTGAGAATGTGCTAATGATGAACCTGAACAACTCTTCCAGAGGGCCGGGACCAGAGGCCCTGCCACCAAACACTTTAAGTTTAGAGCCTGCTGGCCTCACCCTGCTTGTGTCATACTTAGCAATCTCACCAGCGTACAGGAGGCTGATAAGCTGACGTAGGCCCTTTGCCCACCCCTCTTTGCTATCGTGTACAACAATTGTTGTCTCACTCTTGTACAGTTGGGGAACCTCTGGAAGCTTCTGTACATACTGTCGTTCTACAGAGAAGCCTACACCAGTACCGCAGAGGAGGATAAACATAGCTTCATCAAAAGACTTAACATTATCTACAGGGAGGTAGGCACAGTTGTAGGCACACGTATTGTCACGACTGAGGGCTTCTCCTGCGGTCATCAAGGCTCGCATAGAGGACACAAGGTCTGTATTAAGAATAGCTTTTTGAAGCTGATCTTTAGTTACATCGTCAACCTTATCAGCCACAACATTTTGAATGTAACGATTTACGGTCTCTGCCCAAGTCTCCCTACGGTTTTCTTTTTCTAGCCAGCGAGCGTAGCGACTGGTGTGGATAAAGCAAGAGTAGTCTGTCTTAAGTTCTGTCAAATTATTTTCCCTTATATACTTTGAAAATAGTGTAGCTAATTTCCCAGTTGGGGGAATCCATTCTAATCCAAGCCTCAGCTTCTTCGTATGTATTAAACCTTTTTGCAAACTCCCAGTCAGCATCAAGATGGTCTTTAGACATCACCTCATAGACAATCTTAATTGCCACCAAACACATCCCTCATATCAACACCAACCAGTTTTGCAATCTTTTTAATCAAAGTTACTTTATCGTCCATCTCACAATCAGGCTCTCCCATTTGCTCGTCGTACCGTTTTGCAGCCAGCAAGAGGAGCTTAAGCTCTTCCATCTCTTTACGAAGTTTTGCAATCTCTTCTTGGGAGTTGAAGGGTTGAGCGCCTACATACCCCTGCAAAGGCCCACGATAAACATCAGGATTGATATTTGGGTATCGCTTATTGAAGTCATCTTTCCAATAATCACCAACATTGCTTACTGTACACATTAGATTAAATCCTCTAAATTAGGTGCTTTGTAGTTCTTTGATTTTAACACTTTTCCATCCTCACGGTAGACAGGTTTGCCATTATCGTCAAGCTTGCTCATGTTGCTCTTGTGAACCCTGCGGAAAGCTTTTTCTACGTCCAAGCCTAGTTCTACAGCTAGCCCAGACAGAACATATTGAAGATCACAAATCTCTTTGAGAAGAGCAAGACGGTACGATTTATTGTCTGTTCCGTCCTTTGACCATTGCCGGATGGCTTCTAATACCTCTAAAAATTCTTCCCAGAGAAGCTTTTGTCGTAGATTTAGGTCTTCAAGTTTGATTTCAGCAGGGGCTACCTTATGTCCAAAGGCTTCATGAAACTCTTTAACAAGCTGTTCTCGTGTAGTTTTAGGCATACATTCCTCTGGGTCTTCTGGGGTCCAATAGTCGTACATATCCAATTGTGTAATCATAGGCAGTCAGGCTCTTCCAGTTTGCAGGCTTCATACCACCCAACTTCTCCCTCGGTGTACGTGTCCTCATCTTCGTCTTCCCAAGACCAACTAATAATGATGGCACCATCTCCCAGAAAAATTTCGCCTTTCTCAATCCCCTCTTGTCTTGAGAAGAACGGGACAAGGTAAGACCAACTTTGTTTAACAATATCTTCTTCGTAGAAATGCTCAAGGCTGTCGTTCATTACAATCTTAGCATTAAATGTCCTTGACATCTTCAATCTCCTCGTCCCAATAGCGACAATATTGTAACATTCCTTGGTCGATAAGTTCTTGTGGGTAGCCCTGAGCTAGGAACCATTTCACTCTGTCTTTGTACAGAGCGATAGCAGGCATAGGCTTAGGGAAGCCGTATAGCCAACCCTCTGGCGGATCAACAACGCGGACTTTCAGGGTCACTCTGGCACCTCAATTAAAAACACAGGACCACCTTCGGACTGATCGTCGAGATATTTAGGATTTTCTACACAAATTATCCACTTATCATATACACCATCTTCAGGCTCTACAACAGTGACTGTATAGCCATCTCGAATAGCTTCAAGCCATTGTGATAGGTACTCTTTAGTCAGTTTCATTAATCAAAGCTCCCCAACTCACAGGATAAAGATTAGACATATATTCACTAATTTGTTGTGCTACAAGACGTGTTTCGTATTGTGTATCTTCTTTGAGCCTAAGCTTACACATGTTGGCGAATGCATCTAGAGACCCGCTATGCCACCAAGAGGTCATCATGGATAGGGGCAGCACCATACGGGCTTGCTCAGGTGCTACCCCAGCTTTTAGCATACCATTGTACAAAGATAAACAATCAGAGTAATGCTCCTCAATAAATAAGGATATGTGGGAATAGTGCGGATCGTCACTTGTGTTAATGACTGTAATAGTCTCGTCACTACTACCTTGTTTCTTATCTACAGCCTTCCCCCTCCACATACTGGGGGTGTAAAATTCAGGTGGTGTATCTACATATCTACGGCTCACCTCATTCATACGTAAGTATTCATGCTTGACAAGTTGGCGACATACAAAGACCGGAGCAGTGATACGAAGACGAGCAAAGCAATGACCAAAGGGAGAGTAGTGTTTATGTTTGGCTAGATAGTGAATGAGCTTAGTGTCTTTTTCTGACAGCACATACTTTCCGTCTACAACCGCATCCTCTCCGTTAGAATAAACTACAGGCTCCTCGGCCCACTTACTTTGTTTGTCAAAGCTCACTCGCGCTGCATTGACTACATCAAGATCATTCCCAA